GGCGGCACACTGGGATCCTATAACCTCCTGGAGCTGACCGATGGCTAATGTCGAACATCTAAGGTTGCTCGAGGAGTTAAGAGCAAGACAAAATACGGGAATCGCCAGATACGTTCCTGATAATGACCCTGAAAGAGACCAGGAGTCCTTTCACACTTCCACGGCTCTGTATCGCCTAGCCCTCGGCGGAAATAGATCTGGTAAGACAGTTGTTACAGCAGCCGAGGTAGCGATGTGGGCAAGGAATTGCCACAGATGGCAAGAAGTGCCTAGAGGCAGGAAGCTCATTTACGTCATAAGTGCTAACTATATGACGATTTTCCAGGGCATTTACAGGCACCTTAATCCTATCGGCGACGAGAAAGACATGAGGTTCCTTGAGCAAAGCTGGATACAGAAGCGTGGCCCCATTATTGCTGGTGCGAGAGTACCCTTACCCTCGTATATCGACGTATACATTGACCCGTCAGCCTTAAGCGATGAGGAACGTATGGCTGCGGCCAAGGACAAGGAAGCCTGGCCCACAAGTCGTATTATGTTTGTGTCGGGCGAGGGTGTGGAGCAGGCGAGAAAGAAAATTCAGGGCGTCCCACTCGATCTAGCGGTAGTTGACGAAGAGGTCGAGGGCATTATTGACGAGCTTAAGGTACGTCTTATGGACCGAGGAGGACGCCTCTGCGTCAGTGCTACACTAGTGCAGAGCCAGCCGTGGTTGCTCGACCTAGAGGACCGGGCCGAGCAAGGCGATAAGAACGTATTTCTCACGAGACTTAACACAGAGAAAAATCCTCACCTTAATGCGATAACGCGAGCCGAGCTTATCTCGGAAATGAGTGAAGAAGAGAAGCAGGTCCGTATCTATGGCAAAAGTCGAAGGCGTTTCGGTCTTGTGTTCCCCGGCTTTGACAGCTCCCATATCGTAAGTGGTGACTCACTACGCCTAGCCCCAGGCGAGATTTATTGCTCACACGACGCAGGTTATCGAGTTCACGCCGTTCTGTGGGCTAAGGTACTCCCCGACCATACGATATACTTCTTCCGCGAGCTCTATGCTCGAGAGCAATCCCTTGTCGATGTCTGCCGTGTCGTGGCCGAGCTTGAAGGCTGGAAGCTGAAGCAGCAACCTGGGCAGCCCTACTATCGTAGGGTCGTGCCCGACAGCACACCTCAGCAGGCAGAGATTGTTACCAGACTTATTGACCCTGCACAGCTTAGGAGCCTCGAGGACGGCAACGTATCTGTGGCTATACAGATGGCCGCATACTATGATACGCCTGTCATACCAGCTAACAACAGTGTGCAGTCAGGTATTGAGACAGTAAGACGCCTTTTGGAGATTAACCCACTAACCGGTAAGCCGTATATCCAGGTCTCAGATGAGCTGGAATACTTTCTAAAGGAAATCCGTTCCTATAAACTGCGTAAGGATAAGGCCGGCTTTGAATCACACGAAACAAAGTCCGAGCCACTCCGCCGCAACAATCACTTGATGGATGACTTTAGATACATCTGCCAGCATGTTATGTATGGCCTGGGCACAGCTGCGCCGGGCGATCGCCCGCGTGGATATACAGCACACAACGCCACATACGGTATGCAAGATAGAATGGAACGGCAAATCAGGGCCCTTCAAGCCCAGGAAAGGAATAGTTCATGTCATCCGATACTCGGTTCAGAATGGTAGATCTTTACCTAGGAGAACCACAGAGAGCTAATAGGTACTGTGAACAAGTCGAGAATCACGTTATCTGCTTTCACCCAGAGGTAACACAGGGTATTACTCTTCACCTCCGTCTTACTCATATCCCTGTACCTGCAGGGTATAGAGCTGAGAGTTATACAGAGGACTTCTTTGATACGATCGTTATTGATTCTGAGGACGAGAATAAGGTCAGGTTCCTGATTAACAGCTGGAAGCACGCGGCTCAGAATCTCATTGTACCTGATATGACTGGTATTGCGGACGCATACGAAGGTCTAGAAGTCACGTCGAAGGGCGGAGTTATTTATGCTAGAAAGGTTGGATTATGTCTGAAACGATGAACATTCTTAGTTCCTATGGCCCACTGGCTTTCGGCGTAGTTGTATTTCTCATTATCTGGAAGGTTACGATAATGCCCATTTTTACTCAGCAACAGGGTAATATAGAGATCCAGCACCAAACGGCTTTAGCTCTTAAAGAGACGGCCATGCTTCTTAACCGTTCAATCGACAGATTGAACAACACCATTGAAAGGGTAGAAAAATGAAGACGACTGTTAAGACGGCTGCTATTATGACGGCTGCTATTGTTCTTAGCCTCGCGGGCTGCGATACGTTCCAGCACCTGATTGCTGGTAACGAGGACAACGTGGCTAATACGATTGACAATGCTGGCAGCATTGCTAGCGGTGCTGTCGGTACCCTGCTCCCGCCGCCCTTTAATGTTCTTGCGGCCGCCGCTGTTACAGGCCTCGTGTCCTGGTTCACTGCCAGAGTGCGGGCCTACGGTCAGGGCGTGAGTGATCTTAAGAAGGTCGTCGCTTCCGGTCGTACGTCTAACTCAACCTTTAACGAGAGCTTCAACTCCTCGCCCGCCGGAGAAGTGATGAAGAAAACTTTGTCCTCTAATACACGCCTTACGCGGGCTTTTAATAAGGGGACATAAGATGGAGTTCGCAGGGGCTATTATTGGTGCGTTCGTTACAGGGATGTTACTCATGTACGTTCTTGGACGCTCGCAGTACAGATGGTATAATGAGTCTACAAAGACGCTTTTGAACAGGCAGAACGAGTTTCTCAACGCCTATGGCAGGCCGCAAGACCTGATGACAGCGACACCTGGGCCGTCCGTCGGCTATTCAGTTCGTACCGACGAGACGGAAGCTCTACTTGAGCATATTAAACGTGGACAGTTCACAAAGGAAGTAAACGCCCAGCTAGCAAGGGAAATGGCTAATGAAGAGTGACACCACAATTTATTCAGTTGACTTTTCCAACCCTGAAGAGGTCACTGGATTTGTGTCGTCACTTCATCTTAAGCAGACGTTTAAGCAGAGTCTCGAGAGGCAGTGGTATATTAACATTGCTTGGTACATGGGCCTCCAGAATCTTATCTGGAACGATGGTTCTGGTTCCCTGTACGAGCCTGAAGCACCCTCATACAGAGTGCGTATGGTCGTTAATATGCTTCAGTCCACGGTTAGGAAACTGAGTTCCAAGATCTATAGAGTCCGTCCCGAGTGGGACGTTATTCCTGCTACGACAGACAGTCATGATATTGGTAGAGCGGCTATCAGTAAAAATATCCTGTCCTTTGAGTGGATGAAACAGGATATGCCAACGAAGAGTTTAGAGACTCTTCATTGGCTTATGACAACGGGTAACGCTGTTAATAAAGCATATTGGGATCCTGAGCTGGGAGATCCCGTACCCGTATTGCTTGAGGACGGCACGATTGACAGAGAAGAACTTCAGATCGGCGATACGGCAGTTGAGGTTATTTCTCCCTTCAACTTTAACTTTGATCCCAACGGTCCGCTGAGAGATTCGGCATGGTGCCTGGAATCTAAATACATGTCACGGTCTGAGGTCGAGGATAAGTACGAGGTCAAGGAGCATAGCTCCAATGACAAAGCCAGCACCAAATTCGGTGAGTACCTTAAGCGGTTGACGGTTAACAGGAGTGGTTTCGGAACCGTTGAACGTGAGAATGTCTCCATCGTCCACGAGTTGTGGGTTAAGCCGGGTGCTATCAGATCCCACCCCAAGGGTGGTTACTATGTTATTGTTGGAGATAAGATTATCAATGGTAAGGGCAAGGGAGTTGATTTTCCCTATATCCATGGTCAGCTGCCCTACGTTCACTATGTTGAGGTTGTTACACCCGGTCGATCGTGGGGAGAATCAACGCTCACACAATTAATCCCCTTGCAAGCCAGTTATAATAAGACGAGATCCCAGCTGCAGGAAGCTAAGAACCTAATGAGCAAACCCAAGTGGGTTGTTCCCAAGGGCAGCGGCCTGCCTCACACAAGTATCACTAGCGAGCCGGGTGAGATTCTCGAGCCCAATCCAGGCTTTAAGATTGAGCAGATTGCTCCGGTGCCGATGCCTAGTTATGTAGCAAATCTCTTGCAGCAAGACAAGTCGGATATGGAAGATATTGCTTCTATCCACGAGGTCTCTAAGGCAGACAGTCCCGGCCAGCTCCGCGGTTCCCAGGGCGTTATGGCCCTGATTGAGCAGGACGAGACGGTTATTGGTCTGACGATTCAGGGGATTGAAAAGCAGCAGGAACGTCTGGGACGACAACTTCTCTCCCTCAATGCTCAATTTGTAACCGAGGAGCGTCTAGCGAGAATTGTCGGTGAGAGTAATGAGGTGATGATCTTTACCTTCCGAGGCAGAGATATTATTGGACAGAGTGATCTCCCAGGTGCAGATTACTTTGATGTACGAATTGAGACCGCCGTTGGTCTTCCAAACAGTAAACAGGCTCAGCAGGCTTTGCTAACTAACCTTACGGATAAGGGATACCTTAATCCTCAGGATCCGAAGGATAAGAAGCTCGTCTTCAGACTCCTCTCGATTGGTAACACGATGGAGCATCTCGACAAATCGCGCCCTCAGCGTGGTAAACAGATGCAAGAGATTGAGCAGATGGTCAATGGTGAACAAAGCGTTCCATCTTATTGGGAGGACCACGATGTTCACCTTGAAGTGTTAAATGATTTCCGTAACAGTTCTCGGTACCTAAATCTCGAAGAGCAACAAAGAGCGATTCTTGAGCAACACGCTCAGGGACACAAACAACTTTTAGCGTTTAACTCTGTTGAGCCTCAGATGCTGGTTCAACAGATGGTTCAGCAAATGATGCCTCAACAACCTCAACAGCAGGCACAGCCTGCAGGAGCAGCGTAATGAAGGAAACCAAGGGCAACGGTAAATCGCTGGGTCGAGACAACAGCGGTATGACAGCAACCCACAGTGCAGGCCAACGTGGCAAGGGTTTTGATACAGTTAAGAAGCCTTCAAAGTATGGTAGTGATACCACGCCGGCTTCGAAAAAGAAAGGTTGATGGGCCATGGCAGACGAAACAGTTACTGAGGTAACAGACGACAAGAAGGAGTATATGTACCGCGGTCAGCAGGTTATGCTGACGGATAGTGAGCGAGACGTCTTGCTCGACGGAGGTATTACAGCCTATATTGAGAGGGACAAACCCCAGCCCGAGATTAAGATTGATATTAAGGACGAGCATAAGGACGAGAAGGAGGCAGATAAAATTGCGGAACTCTCCTCCAAACTCGAGAAGTTTGTTGATACATACGAGTCAGATAAGAATGCGGTACAGCAGAACCACCGCAAGGACCAGCTTCTTAGGGCCCTTGACGAGGCCGCAACCGAGCATGAGTTTACCAAGGAGAATTCAAAGGCCCGTGAGAAAGTTGAAAAGCTTGCTCTACAGCAATTGAGTGTTAATCCACACGCAGATATTAAGAAGCTGTTTAAGAAGGAAGCAGACGAGATGTCCGGTCTTGCTACGGCAGGACATAAGGCACGAGTCGATGAGAAACGAGAGACGAAAGAGAAGACACTTACTCCCGGTAAGGGAACGACGGAAAAGCCGACTAAGGAGCGGGAGCGGGTGACAACGCTGAGAGGTTATGCTAAGAAGAACGGTCTTGTCGAAAAGCTGAGTGCTGCAGGCAAGGACAAAACGATTGAGGGCCGAAAGGAAGTATTTTCATAATGGCTGGAGCAACACTTGTTACGTTTGATAAGATCCTCAAGGAAGATTACAAGGAGCCCATCAGGGATCTCCTGAACCACAAGACTCTACTTCTTCACCGTCTTGACCGTAACACCGAGGACGTGGTTGGTAAGCGAGCTTACCTTCCTCTCCGTACGGGTCGTAACACCGGCGTAGGTGCTCGTTCAGAAGCTGGTACGCTTCCCACGGCGGGTCAGCAATCCTACTCAAACGCCACCTTCGCTATGACTTACCACTACGGTCGAATTAAGGTGACTGGCCCCGTTATTGCGGCCGCTCGGGATAACGCAGGTGCATTTACTCGTGCAGTGGAATCCGAGATGGAAGGCCTCGTTCGTGACAGCACGAGAGACCAGAATCGTCAGCTGTTTGGCGACGGCTCGGGCGTTCTTGCTGTAGTCGATGACAGTGGTGCGGATCAAACGACGATTGTTATTGCCGCAGGATCGACTACGAAGAATCTTCAAGTTGGTATGAACTTTAAGTTCAAGACTGCCGCTGGTGCGGCTACGGCCATCGCCTCCAACAGAACAATCGAGTCGATTATCAAGGATGTCAGTTTTACCTGTGCTGCCACGGATTCAGAAGGTGCTGCTGCTGTTGTTGTTCGAGGAGACGCTGGAGGTGATAACTACGAGGCTGAGATGTATGGTCTACAGGCTGCTATCAACGACGTTGATCCTCCTAACTGGACGACAGACAACTTCTTCGGTGGCCTTGAGAGGGACGGTTCTCGTCCTTGGTGGGAAGCCAACGTCACCGATTGGAGCAACGCAGCCTTCGCCCAGACGATTTTCCAGAGCATGAAGGATGACGTTGATATTGAGGGTGACGGCGAGCTTTCTCTGTTCCTCACTACCCACGCGATCTTCAATAATTATGCTAATAACTTGCTTCCCGATCGTCGTTACAACAGTGATGGCGGCGGCTTCCGAAAGCTCGATGGCGGCTTTGATATGCTCGACTACGATGGTATCCCTGTTGCTAAGGACCGCGACTGTCCCAACAACAAGCTCTACGGTCTGTCTGAATCCACTCTCATGATCTTCGAGATGAACGATTGGGACTGGATGGACAAGGACGGAGCCATTCTTGCTCGTGTTGCGAACGAGGATGCTTACGAGGCCACCCTGTTTAAGTATCAGCAACTCGGCTGCGAGGATCCCAGGGACAATGCCGTTTACGAGAACGTCGGTACCGCCGTCGGTGCCGTGTAAGGAGATGATTGATGGCTATTACAAATGAACAAATGAGTTGGAGAGCTGGTGTACAGTTCTTTGATGGTGGAGGTACTCTTCTTACTAAATCCTCCGGACGAGCTGCCTGTGGTTTTACCGCCCCCTTTCCTATTCGTATTAGAGAGGTTCATCTAACTGCGGTTCAAACTCTCGCTACGGCGGACTACGATATTGATCTCGGCACCAGTGCGGACCCCGATCAAATCTGTGTTGCCGCAGGTGCTCTAAACGGGAGTATTGATGGGACAGCGGTTGCCCTTATTGGAGCTCATGCTGGGGGAACTACTGTCGTTATTAAGGTACACAAGTTGCCCCTGATTGTTGCCGATACCACAAATACCCTCGACATTGTGGATGAGGGAGAAGCCTTTAATATTACCTTTACCGCAGCCTCTGGTAACGGTACTTGCTTCTGGACGGTACTCTATGAAAGGATTGACGGTGGGGATCTTACCGTTCTTGCATCATGATCGACCTGACGAAGCCAATGACGTATGCAAAGCGGGGTCAGCTCCCGATGGGTGGCGTGCCCTGGACTGGCCCCGCTTCTCTGGATACGACGTCCCATGCTCGGGTACGGACGTATGATCCTATGCTTGAATTGATATTCAACCCGCATAGGAGTCCGACCCCAGCTGTTGAGTTGTATCGAGTAAAGAGCAGAGGGGCTTGCTCCTCTGACGATGAGTTAGTTCACCAGCACACTTTCTTTAATCCCCCTAAGGGTGGACTGCTGAGTTGGCTTCAGATGGCGGATCAGTGGAAGCACTTCGGTTCCGTGGATAAGGCTGTTAAGGGACAGCTTAAGTTCTTTGACGACAATGAACTCCTGCGGGATGAACAGCAATCTAGTAAGGCACGGGAGATTGCTGGGTATATTTCGGAGGATGTTCTTAAGCACAGTAACCGAGTGATAAGCTCGGGGTAAGGAGTTTGATATGGCACGAGGTGGCTTTGATGCAGCCTTTGGCTGGAATGAAACTGAGATGACGGATCTCACAGACGAGGAGGTTGCTCCCGCTCTAGC